TGTGGCGGAAACTGGTAGACGCAAGTGTTAAAATAGTATAAGGTAAACTATTCAATGCTCCTTGTAAGTTACGGTATGAAATGTGAATCCATTTTGCTTTAGCGCATTACAGGTTCGAATCCTGTCAGGACTATTTTTTTAACTTTAAACATCTAAACTATGAAAACAATACTTTTAATCTTAGCAGTTTTGCTCTTTACTTCCTCAACTTTCCCGGCACTTAAAAGAGCTCCCGCTCCAGAGCACATCGAAAAGTATATCAATCGCTTTTTAAAGACAGCGCAAAAGGAGGCAGAGCTTTTTAATATTCCTATATCAATAACTTTAGCTCAGGGAATAATCGAAAGCAATGCAGGCAGATCAGAGCTAAGCAAAAAACACAATAACCACTTCGGAGTTAAATATCGAGGTTCTGGAAAATTTGCAATTTACAAAGACGACAGTCCTCGAGATAAGTTCCAAGTTTACAAATCCGCTTGGAGATCATACCGAGACCATTCAAAGCTCTTGCAGACAAAAAGATATAAGCACCTGACAAAGCTCAGCCGGTTAAACTATAAAGATTGGGCTTGCGGCTTGAAGTCGGCAGGCTATGCAACTGCTCCAAAGTATGCGGAGATTCTTATCTCGATAATTGAAAAATACTCTCTTTGGGTTTACGATTTTGAAACTTTAATCCGATGGATATGATACTCGACAACTTATTCATGTTTTGCCTTTGCGCTGCTATTATATGTCTTTTTTTTATTGCACTTGAAAAGATATGTAAATTTTAAAAAATACTTACTTTTGTTTGCTTGGTAGCTTTTTTGTAGCCGTCACTTTTGGGAGAGTGGCGGTTTTTTTATTTATCGTTTTTTTGTGAGCAGTTATAAAAATAACTTTGTCTAAAATCATAAAATGATGTTTGAATTAAATATTTTCGGCACTATTGGCAGCAAAGATACTGAGACTAAAGACTCGGTAAAAAAGGCTTTGAATGAGGCAGGCGGTCAGGATGTGCTTATCAATATATCGAGTTCGGGTGGTTCTATTATCGAGGGCATGGCAATCTCTGAAATGATCGCTTTATATGCCGGTAAGACTACTACAAGAGGTATCGGGATTGTGGCCAGCGCTGCGACTATTATACTAATGGCAGGGAAGAAAAAGGAAATGACAAAGAACTCCTTTTTTATGATGCACAATAGCTGGGGCGGCGTTGAGGGTAACGCTATGGAACTTGAAAAGACAATCGAGCTTTTAAAAATGTTTGACGAGCAAATGGCTGCAATCTATACAGCTCAGCTCGAAAGCAAAGGAAAGCTAATCGGAGGCGATAAGGAGAAAACTCTCGAGGAAGTCAAAAAAATGATGGCGGCCGAGACTTGGCTTACAGCAGATGAGGCTCTTGAAATGGGCTTTATTGACATGATAATTGAAGAGAAAAAAGAGGACAACTCTATATATGAAGAGACCTACGCAATGATTAGAGCGGAGGCAAAATTTAAAAACATTCCAAATCAAATCAAAAACAGTATGCAAGTTGAAAAAAAGACTTTTCTTCAGCAGCTCGCCAATATGTTTGGATTTAAGGCAGAAATAACTGAGCAGGAAGTCGATCCGGCTCCCGTTGTTGAGGAAAAAGCCGAAGAGCCAGCAGTTGAGGTGAAAGAGGAAGTTAAGACCGACGACAATGCCGAATTAGAGGCAAAAATCGAAGCTCTTGACAAACAGCTCGAGGAAAAACAACTCAAACTCGAAGCTTTGGAGGCTGAAATTCAAGCGAAAATTAGCTATAAAAGCGACGTAAAAGCGGAAAAAACTGCGGAAATCGGTTTCACTCAGGATCAGATTTTGCAGGCTTCAAAATTCATTAACTCACTCATCAAAAATTAACATAAAATGGCTTTTAATAAAGAAAACTTTTTCCAAGAGGGGAACTCTGAGGAGTTCTTTTTCGCTCGCACAAATCCTTTGGCCAATGCTGCCAATGCTGAGATCCTGAAAATTGAGGATTGCGGAGGATGCTGCGATATTCAGCTCGATATGTACATTGGTACAGCTATGGGCACAACGACAGTTGAGTTTAACACTCCGACTAATGACTACGATACAAAATATATCAAAGTTCAAATCACAGACGGACAAGGCAATTTCGTTACTGCTGTCGGTACTGGTTTAGTTGACGAGCTTATCCTTGACACTTCTGGGCTTAGCGGTTCTGAGTGGTCAGTAATTATTGAGATTAGCATCGGGGAGAGCGATTTGCTTGGCTGCGATTGCACCAAAAAATTCAGCTTTGCGTATAACGGTACAGCTTTGTCAATTGACACTGAGGCTCTGGCTAATCCTGTTCTTTCTCTTTCTGCGGTTGGTGGTGCTCTTGGTATTACTACTCTTGCTCTCGGTACTTTCCCTGACGGTGCGGATATTCCTTTCCAAGTTGAATTGCACAATACAGGCTTTACAGTATTGACAGTTGCAAGTGCCACTCCAGTTGCTGACGTATTAAGTGCGACACTTCCACAGTTTGCAGGCGTTATTTATCCGGGTCAAAAATACACTTTATCTGCGGTTGCTGACGGTACTCTCGGAGCAGGAGCTCAGACTGGATCTATTGACTTCGCTTCAAACGGTGGCAATATTACTTTGACTGTTGACTGGACACTCGTTTAATTTATTAACTCACAAATCAAAATTTTAAATATAATGGCAACATTTGAAGCAGGCCAATTCCGTATTGGATTAGTTGGCACTCAGGCTCAGGAAATGCTTTTTAAACCAGTATTTTTTGACGCAGAAATCGAAGATATTTTCGAGACAATGGTACTCGTAAACAATAAGCAGCAAATCGGTTACGTTGGCGCAATGGAAGACATTATGCAGCTCGCAGGCGGTTGCGGTTGGACTCCAAAAGGCAATCTCGGCTTGTTCGAAAGATGTATCGAAGTTGACGAGGTGAAAGTTAATCTCGAGCTTTGTTATGACGAATTTGTTGGTACTGTTTATAAACAAAAATTGAAAGCAGGCTCAAACAGTTCTAACCTCGAGGGAACAATCTTCATGCAGATCCTTATGACTCGCATGGTGCAAGCTCTTAAAAAGCAGATGTTAAAAGTTGCTTTCTTTGGTAACAAAGCCAGTGTTGACGATGCTGTAAATATCACAGACGGTATGTGGTCTGTTTATATTCCGCAATTGGTTGCTGGTAACTTGGTTCCTTACATCAATAGTAATTCAGGTACTCCGCTCGGTGCTGGTGACGGTATCGACTTATTGACTGCGGTTTGGGAAAATAGCTCAAATGTATTGGCAGCGGTTCCAGAAGCTCAAAAGGTTCTCCTTGTTTCTGCAAATGTTTACAGACAATACTTGCAGGATCTACAAAACAACGGTGTAAGCTCAGCAGCTCACTTGACTTTGTTGACAAATGGCGCTCAGAGATTGACTTTCAATGGCATTGAAGTTAAGCCAATGTACGACTGGCAGCAATACGCAGACAGCTACTTAAATGTACAGGATGCAAACTTTGTACTTTACACTGAGCGCACTAACTTTGTTTTGGGTACTGACATTGCAAATCCGATCAACCAATCAATCGCTTGGCATGACGAGGAGGATGAGAAATTGAAAGTAAAATCTAAATTCTATTTAGGTTTCAACTACAAACACTCAGACCTTATCACGGTTGCATACTAATTTTTTAACCAACTAAAAATATAAATTATGAGCTGTTTAACAACAGGTTTAACAATAGATTGCGCTAATGCCTGCGCTGGTGGTCTTGCTAAGTTTTGGGTTGCATCTAAAGAGGATGTATCTGGTTTGAACATCACGGCTGGCGAAATCGACACAATCACAATGGTAGGAACGACAAAGTTCTATGAATTTGAGCCTTACCAAGAGACTGCCAATTTCAGTGAGGTGGGGGAGCGTGCCAACTGTAATACAGTAATTACTCAGACTTTAGTTGCTATCTTTCCGTGCCATGCTTTGGCAACAAGAGAAGCGATCAAGGAATTGCAAGACTGCTGTTGCGGTTTTATCGTAATCCACGAAGAGAATAACGGCACTCGCTGGTTGTGGGGCGCTCCAGATGCGCTTACAACTTTGGGTATCGCTTATCCTGCTCAGCTGACTAACTTCGAAACAGTTACCGGTACAGCAATTAACGACCAGAACCAGTCAACTATTACTTTGACGTCAAGAGGTACTGTCCAAGCCATTCCAGTTGCTTCTACTGTTACTATTCCTGTCTAAGTTTTGGATTTTGGGGAATTCATACGGAGGGGGAGGGTGTTTATCCTCTCCCTTTTTTAAATTAAAAATCTGTTTTTATGTTTAAAGTAAAAGAAAAATTTATCGATAGCACGGTTTATAATACAGAATTTACCGTACATTTGTCAAAGGCAACTCAGGAGCAGCTCGAGCATCTTTACCATATCGGTTTTAAAGGTGTTGAGTTCGTAGGTAAAAAGCCTAAAAACAAGCCAGTTGACAACTTTATAGCAGAATCGACAGATAATATCAATGAGTAGGAGAAAAGCCGTTATATCGGGCGAAAATAAGCCAAAAACAGACGTCTACGCTTGGGGCTCTCTCAATATGGGAGTGCATCCTTTTAAGGTGGACGATATTTTCAGGGAGCCGACAAAAGAAATTTTGGATAGGACTGTTTGGGAATATGTACCATTTTCGACATACGACCTTTGCAGGCTTGACAGATTGCAGGCTATTTGTAACAATTCGCCAACGACAAGCGGAATTATTCAGCAGAAAGTCAACTATTTTGGAGGCGATGGATTTTATACGGTTCCTGCTTCGACTATGTCAATGCTTGCAAGCTTAAAGGCCGCAAAATCAGAGGCTCAGGAAATAACAGAAGACCAGATCCAGACTTTGAACGAATGGCTCACGGCCTTAACTCCAGAGGGAGAAAATGTCGAGGAGTTAACTGCTAAAATTTGCAAAGATTTTGCGAGCTTTGGCAATGCCTTTATCGAAGTGCAAAGGATTAAAGTAGGCCAGACAAAAAAGTATTATTTGCGCTGCTTACCAATTAACTGGTGCAGGCCTCGAAAGGCTGCAAAGGACAGTATTTATCCAACTCATATTGGCGTATCTGACGAGTTCGAGGAGGCTTGGGAAATCACTCCGCAAAATGTAACGGACTTACCTATCTTTCCAGTATTTGAAAAAATCGGAGGGGTTGAAAAGTCAATAGTTCACTTGAAAAATTACGAGCCGACTTTGGTTTATTGGGGCATTCCTGACTGGGTGAGCGCTAAGATATGGGCGGAACTCGAATATAGGATTCCGAAATTTAACCAAAGCAAATTTGAAAACGGTTTCACTCCTTCAGCAATCATCAGTTTGTTTGGCTCAGCTAATCAAGAGGAAGCTCAGCAGGTTGTAAGAGCAATGAAGGAATGTTTTACCGGTACTGGGAACAATTCTAAAATGTTTATTCAAGCCTTAAGAGATCCGACTTATAAATCAGATGTACAAGTTTTGAATAGCTCAGCAGAGGGCGAATTTTTAAACTTGCAAAACATGGCTCAGACAAATATCATTGCAGCTCACCGTTGGTCGGTATCGCTAACGGGATTGAGAACGGCTGGCAGCTTAGGAACTAACCAGCAAATCAGATCCGAGTTTGATATTGTTTATAATACGGTAATAAGACCGATGCAAAGGCTATATTTAACAAAGTTCCTCAATCCAGTTATTCAAGACGCTGGAAAATGGCTCGGGTATGACTGGTCAAATATTGCGGTCGATATAGCCAAGCCAATGCCAGTGAGTTTTGCAGGGGATATTCCGATAAAAGATATTTTGACGGTCGATGAGATGAGAGCGGAGTTAGGTTTTCAACAAATACAACAAGAGCAAATCAATACAGAAAATGACGACACTAATTAAGCCGGGCGAGGTGGTCAACACTGGCATTTACAGACCTGCTCCAGTTACGGCTCGCTTCGATGTTAATCAGATAAGCCCTCACATTAAGGACAGCGAGGAGAGATTCCTGCAACCATTACTCGGAGTTGCTCTATACAATGACATGATTGCTCAGCAAAACGCTTTAGAAAGCAATTACAACCCTGCTGTCGGGGCAATAGTCAATAAGTTTATTGCTCCAGCTCCTGCGATATATGAAACGCTTTGGACGAGCTTCCTGCTTCGATATATTGCCTACGCTGTTTATTACGAGGTTCTGCCTTATTTGACTATTCAGGTGAGCTCTAAAGGTATTTATCAAAACGATAGCGAATTTGCACAAAATGCAGGGGTTTCTGGAGTGAGATTTTTACAGGACAATATGATGCAAAGGATTGACAATTTGAAGCCTTTAATCGAAAATTTTCTTTGTGCTAATAAGACAGATTTGCCTTTATTTGACGCTAAAAACTGCCCGTGCGAGGACGATTGTGGTCACTGCCATACTGATTGCGGTTGCGGTTATTGGAATATGACTGGCAAGCACTGCCATACCTGCGAAACAAAAAAGAATACTTCAACAAATATAATTTTTTACTCATGAATATTATTAAGCAATCGACTGGCAACGTCGTTTTAACAGATGCCGCTGGCAACATCCAAAAGGTTTTCGTAAATGTCAATGCTCTGGAGGTCAAAGGCACGGACGAGATTATTGTTAAATTTGGTTTTAATCAATGGCATTCTATTTTTGCCAGCACTATTTACAACACTCAAATTGAGCCTGCTTTGCCAGTTGCTTTTACCGGAAATGTTAATGATTTAGTGACTTTGCTTTCGAGCTCTTTTTTTTTTGAGTTAAGTGGGGGCGGAGGTGGAGACGATCTCGCAACGGTTTTAATTGCAGGTAACTCAGCAGGGGCGAATGATATAAACCTAAATAACAACGACCTTTTAAATGCCGATAAAATTGATTTTAACCTTGCAACGACTGACACGGCAGGCGAAGGTCAACTTGTTTGGAGTAATGCCTTAGGAACGCTAAATTTAGGCTTAAAAGGTGGCAATACAATATCGAATTTAGGGCAGCATCTTCACGCAAGGGTTGTAAATAAAACAACTCCTTTAGTAGCACTCACTAAGGCAGGCTACGAAGTTGTAATAGTAGCAGGAGCAACAGGTCAAAGACTTTCGGTAAAACTTGCTAAAGCTGATAATGATGCAAACAGCGCAGGCACTCTCGGAGTAGTTTGCGAAAATATCGCAGGCAATCAGGAAGGTTTTATCTGCTCAGTGGGTAATTTAACAAATATCAATACTACGGGTTCGCTTCAGGGTGAAACTTGGGCAGATGGCGATTCGCTTTATTTAAGTCCTACTGTTTTTGGTGGCGTTACAAACGTAAAACCGAGCGCACCATTCCACGAGGTTCGAATTGGTTATGTCGAATATGCGCACGCAATTAACGGCAAAATTTACGTTAAAATTGATAACGGCTATGAGTTGGATGAATTGCACAATGTTTCGATAAATTCGGGCACGTTGGCAAATAGAGATATTTTGCAGTACAATTCATCAAGTTTAGTTTGGGAGAATAAAAAACAGCCAATCGAAATACAGTTAGCTGCAAGCGATGAAACAACAGCACTAACAACAGGAACGGCAAAGGTTACATTTAGGCTTCCAGTTGCTTTTACGCTTACAGGCGTTCGTGCTTCGCTTACAACGGCACAGGCTTCAGGTTCAATCTTTACGGTTGACATAAATCAAAGCGGTTCATCTGTTTTAGGCACTAAGCTGACCATTGACAATACAGAAAAAACAAGCGTAACTGCTGCAACGCCTGCAACTATTACGACAAGTTCGCTCACCGATGATGCTGAAATAACGGTTGACATTGACCAAATCGGGAACGGTACTGCAACAGGATTGAAAATTACTTTAATCGGAACAAGATGATAATAAATCCATACGCTTTCGGGGTAAGTTATGACCCCGATGCACAGGCATTTTTCACGGCAAGTGGTTTAACAGGTGCGACAAATTTAACTGCCATAAACAATTTAGTTGTGGCGCTTAAAGGCTTTGGCATTTGGACAAAGATGAAAGCTATTTACCCAATGATTGGAGGTACTGCTGCTTTGCATAAATGGAATTTGAAAGACCCACAAGATACAAACGCAGCATTTAGGTTAGTGTTTAGTGGCGGTTGGACGCACTCATCAACAGGCGCAAAGCCAAACGGAACAAATGGGATTGCAGATACTTTTTTAATAAGTAGCGGAACATTAAGCCAAAATAGTACTCATATTTCATATTATAGTCGAACACTTAGTAATAACGTAGAAGTCGAAATTGGTACATCTTCAGGTAATAACCCGGGCGATGCAGGCTCGTTAATTGAAATTAGAACATCTGGAATATCTTATTATAGAGTAAATTCAGGAGGAACTTATATAACATATATTGATGCAGATAGTAGAGCATTTTATGTTGCAAATCGTACAGCTTCAGGTGTAATAAATGGTTGGAGAAATAGCACAAAAGTAGCAACAGGAACAACAGCAAGCACAGGCTTATCTACAAAAAGTCTTATTCTTGGAGCTTATAATGCTGGTTCTATTCAATTTTATTCTACAAAAGAATGCGCTTTTTCAAGTATCGGTGACGGTCTTACAGATACCGAAGCCGCAAACTTTTACACAGCTGTTCAAGCATATAACACAACTTTAAGCCGCCAAGTATGACACAAGTAGGACTATTGACAGAAACACAAAAAGATAGCTTAATAGGTCAGCTTTATGATGAAGACAGCTATTTTAACCCGATACAGGATGACTTCGATAATTGGATAATCAGCATTGAAGAAATGGAATTTTGCGTAAATGCTGAATTTCAATGGGTAAAAGATTTGCCGCTTATCGACTATGTACCTAAACCATCACCGCCATTCCCACCAATGTAAAATGTGCAAAACTAAGGTCGGACTTTTAACGGAGGAGGAGAAGGAAGCGATCGAGGGTAAGCGATACGCAAAGGGGCGATATTTTACTCCCTTTCAGGATGCAGACGGGAACTGGGTACTACATATTGAGCAGATCAGAAATAATAAAAACATCGACTTTTGGTGGCTTAATTATATACAGCAAATAGATTACAAACCTAAACAAATGGACAAGTCAGTCATTCCAGATTTTATGGCTCTCTCTGGGCTCTTTTTATTTACCGGTGCGGAGGTATCTGTCGAGGGCGCTATCTTTGAAATTATATCGAAATTTGGCGTGGTGGCCGTTCTTTGGTTTTGGCTCCGAGAAATGAAAGACCAAATGAAAGAGCAGAGCAAAGACTTCTACTCCGAGACGGAAAAGCTCAGGCAGGAGCATAAAAATACTATGCACGAGTTCCAAGAGATCCACAAAGAGCATAAAGAGCTTTTGACAGACCAACTCAAAGCAAAGGACGAGATAATCAAGTCTTTGAAAAAATAAATTAGGTAGGTAAAAGGACGCTTTTATCGTACTTTTGAGCTTTTGGCAAAAAATATTTCATGTTTGCGAAAAAAATATTGTCAAAAGTTTTTTTATATCATTATTAAATTATACTTTTGTAATACAATATTAAACAATCGAATTTATCACAACAAAAAACCTTATTTTATGAGCGCTATTATTAAAAAACAGTACCAGACAGCAAAGCAAATTTTATCAACTCTTGAAGTTATTTTCGAGGAAAGAAAAAGAAATCCAAACTTTGAAAATTGGAAGATCTTTCAAGATATGTATGGTTATTTTAAGCTAATTGTCGGAGAGGTGCAAGTCGGATATTATACTGTTTTGCCTTACGGCCTGCCTGAAAATATGGACTATATCGGCCATGCAAACAAAATGTTTTTGAGATATGAGGCTGAGCTCAAAGCATCTGGCTTATTGGATTTGACTTTCGAGGAGATACTCGAGCAAAGAGAAGAGCCAGCAGCAAGACAGGAGCCAGTTTATACTGATGAGCAAAAATGTCAAATGTGGTACGAGCGCCAAAAGCAAATGGACTACGATACTCAATTTTAATAACCGGGTGCGGTATCCGATAAGCCGCTTTTTTTTATCACTTTTCAAACCTTATTTATGAATTACAAACAAACAGAAAACCTTAGCGAGCTTATCCTTGCAATGGTAAATTTTAACAACGAATTCCAAACTACAAAGCTGGTTAAGGACGGAAAAAACGAGCATTTGAGAAAAGGGTATTTAACTCTTGATAATATCCTCAATACAGTACGTCCGATTTTAACTAAGCAAGGTCTCGTAATTGTGCAGGCTTTAGCTGGCGAATATTTGGTAACTACAATATATCACACCAGCGGACAATTTATTCAATCAGAGATGCCATTTCACCCAATGAGCGGAAGCAAAGGAACAAACTCATTGCAGGAACTCGGAGGAGGTATTACTTATGCGAAGCGATACGCAATTTCTGCAATGCTCGGAATTTCAGTCGATGCGGACGACGACGGACAAAGCTCTAAAATCAAAGCTCAGGAGCTTAAGCCTAAAAAGAAAGTCAACACTATCGAGGAGCTGCAAAAGTTGCTTGGCTGGCTTATAAACAATCCAGAAAGGCAAAGCGATTACTTAGACCTTTTCGAGCTTACAAAGGAACAAAAACAATTTATCGAAAATAACTTATGAATTTACTAAACATCTGGCTCCCTGACAAGGTGCATGCCAAAATTGAAAGATTGACTAATCCAGCGCTTCCCGAAAGGGAGGCTCTGGAATCTGAAAAGAATATAATTTTATATATTAGTCCAGATCTTAACCAAATAGTTAGCAGCTTTGCGATTGGTACCGGCAGGACTGGCAGCACTCGAGTAGGCTATAAGAAAAGCGACTTATATAAAATGCTTTTAATTGGCTTTTATAAGGCTTGGAAGCTAAAGGATGCGGATCCAAAATGGCAGGCTCAGGAGCTGCAAGAGCTTCGATTGATTGCCATGTCTTTGGTGCCTAAAATAAACCAAGTGCGGAGAGAGAATAATATCGGAGGGCAAAAGGTTACAAAGCAGTTGCTGCTGTCTGCAATCCTGCATAGAATTATAAGCACTCAGGACTTGAAAACTTTTTTTGAAAAAACACTATAATATAAAAAATTATTTCTATATTTGTGTTCAGAATTTACGTTTGAGTGGACGCGAACATAAATTCGATAGTATTCATAAAATAAGGTATAACCCGATTTAATCAAAGGCGACGTCCACCGCTGGAGATTATTTCGGGTTTTTTATTTTTATAACATATCAAAATGAATGTATTAAAAATGATAGGCTCAACTGCTTTCCTAATGGCAAACAAGGAAATAATAAGATTGACAGATATTGAAACTGCAATTTTATATTCAGATCTCGCAGGGGCTCAGGATTACTGGAGCGAAAGAGCCGAAAGTCAAGACGGTTATTTTTATCGCACTCAAAACGAAATTGAGCTCAATACAACTCTTTCCGCAAAGGTTCAATTGAGGTGCCTGCGATTACTGGAGGACAAAGGATTGATTAAAACAAAGCTCAAAGGATTGCCTGCAAAGAAATATTTTTGCATAGATAGTGAGTGTATGTATAGACTTTCTCAGCTTCTACAAAAGGGAGAAACTTGTATAGCCGAAACTGAGAAACAAGTTAAGCCGAAAAGTACAAACAAGTCTGGCGAAAATGTAGAAACAAGCTTAGCGATTTTGGACAATCAAGCTTCTACAAAAGGGAGAACAATTAATAATAGAGTTAATAATAATAAAGAAATAATAATAGATAATAATAAAGAAAAAACCGATTTTTCTTTTTTGGAAAATGATCAAGAGATTATTTCCTTAAATGATAAAAACACAACTCTGGAGGTATTGCCCGTTGTCGTATATCAAAAGCCAAAAAAGCAAAAGGAAAAAGCTCCGCAAATTTACCCGGCAAACTTTACTCCTGCAATCATTCGAGCCCTTCAAAATTTTATCGAGTACAGGAAAGAAATAAAAAAGCCTTTCAAGTCGGACAAGTCTCAGCAAACAAAAGTAAATCAGCTGAGCGATCAGATCGAAGCTTATGGAGAGGCAATAGTACTGGATAGCATCGAGACAGCAATCGCCAACGGCTGGCAGGGTACTTTTATCGACATGAAAAAAGTCGAGCAGCAAAACAAACAGCAAACTATTTTGAATAACCAATTTAAAACAAAACGAGATGAAACTTTCGCACACTATTTCAACGAGCTCAGAAACGTTGACTTTGGCTTTAACGATTAAGGAGAAAAAAATTGTCGAGGGATTTCTGGAACCAATCCGCAAATTTGAAAAGCAAAGTATTGGTCCGGTACTCGCTCAAAATATTATGATATGCGCAACTCTATACTGCGGAATGTCAGAGGGCGAAATAATGAAGCAGACAATTATCGAGGCGTCTAAATTTGTTATGGCTAAATTTTCACATCTTGGAGTGAGTGAGATTAAGGACGCTTTTCAAATGGCAGCAGCAAACGAATTTGAGGATGTAAACATGACTTCGTACTATGGTCAAATGTCAATTGCAACTTTGGGAGATATTCTCGACGCTTACACAAAGCACCGGAACAAAACAATAGCAAAATATTTGGAACTGAAAGACAAAGCTCAAAAGCAATACGACAAGGAAGTCGAAAAGGAAGAGCGAAACAATGCAGCCAGGCAAAAGATAAAGACCGACATTGAGGCCGCAATTATCTCAATTCAGCAGGGCGTCCAGTACTGGCCAACGTGGCAAGATGTTCCAGTACACTATGCTGAGACAGCAGTCGCAGAGGGCTGGCTTGAAGTTAGTCCAGAGTTTAAAAAAATGATTTGGGAGGAAAGCAAAGAGCTTGCAAAGAGGCAGCTAATCGAGACGGCTCAGGATCTCAGCAACTTTGCAGAAGCCAAAAAGGCAAAGCATCTTTTAATGCAAAACATCGAAAGTCAAATAATATCAGAGCCAGCAAAAAGAATTTACGCAAAAAGACTTATTTTTGAATATATTAAACAGCACGAAATATGAAAATTTTAAGCTTTTCAGGAGGTAGAACTTCAGCATATATGCTTGCAAATTATGAATATGATTTAGCAATTTTTTGCAATACAGGAAAGGAAGCAGAAGGCACTTTGGATTTTGTTCGTAAATGTGGCGAATATTTTGATAAAAAAATTATTTGGCTTGAATACACTTCTCAAAATAAAGAAAAATATAAAATAGTAAATTTTAAAACTGCAAGCCGCAATGGAGAACCTTTTGAGGAACTTATAAAAAAGAAAAAATATATACCTAATCAAGTTACAAGGTTTTGCTCAATGGAATTAAAAGCCCTCACTATTAAAAGATATTTAAAAAATATAAAATTAAAAATAAATGATATTGATATGATTTTAGGAATTAGAGCAGACGAGCCAAATAGATATTTTAAATTGAAAGACAATAATAGAAACGGCTGGGAAAATAAAATGCCTTTATACAAGGACGCAATTACAAAAAAAGAAATTTTAGAATATTGGAAAACACAGCCTTTCGACCTTGAAATTAATCCTCATGAAGGAAATTGCAATTTATGCTTTTTAAAAGGAATGACAAAAAAAATTGAATTATTAAGACAAAAACCAGAAATTGCTCAATGGTGGTCTGATATGGAAAATTTAATTGGTGCAACTTTTAATAAAAACCATTCAATAGCGGACTTATTAAATAAGTCAAAAACTCAGTTAAATTTATTTTATAATGACATAGATTGCTTTTGCAATATAGATTAAAAAGCACAAAATATGAATAATTACAAAGCGATGAACGCTTACCTACTGGTAACTTCAATTAACTTGACACTTTTTTCAATCGCTGAGCTGGAGCCGTCAAAAATGAAGCAGGCGCAAAAGCTTAAATTTTCTAATCTCAGGAGCGCAAATAAAAACTTCCTCGCATCGCTCCCGAATAGCAGGGAAGACAAAGACTTCCTAAACGATCAAAGCTTCGACAGCGTAGGTTTAATAGTCGAGCTTATTGGGATGCTTTCACAGGTACACTCAGATCAACACGAGTGGATAGTTGAGGAGGTTAAAAAACTTATCTTTCAATCGGTAAATCGACAAAACGGCTTAAACTTATGATAGCAAACATTTTCAACTTGACGGGGCTCACAAACGACCAGCTATATTTGCATAATTTGCACGCTGGCAAGCTAATCAGAGATTTAACAGTCCAGAACCTGCACGACCTTTTTTTCCTGCTCAGGCTCGAAATAACTGGAGAGCCAACGGCAGCAATAACCATAAAATTTTTAACACAAAGAGCGGTCGAGCTCAATATTCAAATTTACTAACTATGAAACAGATAATTGGATTTATAATACTTTGCTTTATTATTATCTATTGCCAGCAGCCAAAGCCAAAAGCAGAAATAAAAATTAAGATAGTCGAAAAAATAGTGTATCGAGATACCTGCGACTCGGAATTTATCCGCAAAATTGGACAGCTCGAAAGCGGAGGCATTGACAGCACAATTGCAGAGCAAGGCAGAGGGCGAGGACGTTACGGAATTTATAATATTTGTGTCAAAGGCTCAGGGCTGGCAGATCTTCTCGACATCACTCACGAAAGCATGCACAATAAAGAATATTCAGACAGAGTTTTCTGGGCAGTTATGGGAATTTTTTGTCATCTTTACGCTCAGAAGCACGGGCACTACCCAACATACGAGGAACTGGCCAGAATGTGGGCAGGAGGGGCAGACGGCTACAAAAAGGAATCGACATTAAAATATCTAAACAAATTCAGGGAGCTATGAATAAACCAATAGTAATAGAGGAGGGCTCGAAGCAGCCTTATATTTCACTCGGCCGCCAGTTCGGAGCCATAAAGATTGAGAATGTCGAGTATATTTACCAGCCGGCACGCGATGCTTTTATCCGCAAAGACTGGGTAAAAAGAACAAAGGGCAAAAGCTGGGATCAATTTATGGCAGAAGTTAAAGCAGCTGAGCAATGACTTACTTTATCGGGGTGGATCCTGCATTCAGGGAGGGCGGTTTTTATGTTTGCGAGATTAACGGTTCAATGTCCTGCTTTTATTTAATGAAAAGCTTTATTGAGTTTGTCAAATATATTGACGGACTGATTGAGCTCAATGTCGATGCTTATATCTGCATAGAGAACAGCAACGAGACAAATCACACTTTTATAAGCCCGAAAGTAAAAAGCAGAGCAGGCAGGGAGAAAATAAGTCGAGACGTCGGAAAAAATCAGGCAGTATCTCAAATGTCGGTCGATTACTGCAATTATGTACTGGGTCACGGAGTTTATTCAGTCAGTCCAGCGGAGAAGGGAATCAAGTGGAGCGACTTGATCACAAAGGCAGAGGCAAAAAATCACGATCTGGAGCTGTTTAATTACAAAGGATTGAAGTCAGAGCAGGACAAAAGAGATGCTTTTAAGCTCGCTTTGAGGGCAAAATTTGAGTTTTTCAGGGCAAAAAGTGCGGAAAAAGGTAAAAAATGAGGTTATTTTTAAAATATTTGAATCTTTTTTAGGCAAAAGCTTTTTTATT